CACACTATGAATGCTGCTTTCCTTTTCTGTATGTCTATCCGCAAATAGAAGAGAAAGAAGTGCTTAGTGGATGGGCTGCCGATGGATACTATGGTGTATCCAAGAAAGCGAATCTACACTACAAGCACACGATGGAAAAGTTCAACGAATTTCGTGAAGACTATTTCCTGCTAGATCATCGTGCTGGCTATCTTTGGCACAAGAAGATAGCTGATATGCATAACAAGATCTTTATTACACCATATCTAACTGAATCTGTAAAACAGTTTTTTTGGACCAAAGACTGGTACGAATTGAATCAGCCATATCAGAAACATCATGTAGTAGAAGCATTTGATGAATTTTCTAGATTTGGTGCCATCAAAAAGCATATCAATCTACAATTGGGCTCAGGTGTTGACAAACTGTTTGAATCTGTTATAATACCTGACAAGACAATAAACTATCGCAATAGAAAACGTATCATGGATATTTGCCGGGATTGGAGAAATAGATGACACAGAAATTTACATTTGCCCAGCGTGAAGAAGGTTTTGACAATCACATCAGTCAATCCATTCGTGGTTATAACGATTTGATTGGAGATGTCATCAATCTCTCGCAGTATTTCGTAGAGAATGACACCGTCGTTTATGACATTGGTTGTTCAACTGGTAAGATGCTTCGTGCAATGATTGGTCAGAACGAGAAGATTGCACCTCGTGCCAATTATGTAGGAATTGAGATTGAAGAAGATTTCTTCAAGTTCTTTGATGAGAATGCTCAGAGTAATTTGGAGTTCATTCGCAATGATGTGCGTGATGTAAGTTTTGATGTCAATACATCTTTGATCACTTCTATTTTCACTCTTCAATTCATGCCTAGACAAGATCGTCAGGATGTCATCAATCAAATCTATAACTGTTTGATTCCTGGTGGTGCGTTCATCTTTGCCGAGAAGACGATTGGCAACAATCCGATGATCCATGAAATGCGTACATTTACCTACTATGATTTCAAGAAACTCAGTTTCACCTATGACGATATCATGACGAAAGAAAAGAAGCTGCGTTCCATGTTGAAGTCCAATAGTCGTCAGGAATTGATTGAAATGTGTGAGATTGCTGGATTCAATCCCAATTCAATTGATTCGTTCTGGCAAAACTTTGCGTTTACTGGATTCATCGCAATCAAGAATTGATTGGAAATTCCAATATACATATGTGGTGAATGCATAGCAGCTATGCATTGGGAAAACAAAGATTGTCCTTGTTTCCAAGAAACAATCAGAGTATACTGACCACATGATTGAGAAAAAGACACCCACTATTCACCGGGAAGCCAAGTCACAGCTTGCGCGTCTCATGGCCAACGAGAACCTCACGGTCGAGCATCGTGCGGTTCGTACTGCGTCTTTTGACACGAATAGTCGTGTTCTGACGCTTCCAATCTGGACTGACATGACTGGCGATATCTATGATACGCTGGTTGGTCACGAGGTCGGACATGCGCTGGATACTCCAGCGGGTGTCGATGCCATTCTTTCCGCAATCAAGTCGATTGACGCCAATAACATGCATGGCGCCAAGATGTTCCTCAATGTGGTTGAGGATGCTCGCATTGAAAAGATGGTGCGTCGTCGTTATCCTGGTATGCGTCGTTCCTTTTCTCTCGGCTACAAGCAGCTGTTGGATCGGAACTTCTTTGGCACGATTGGTCGTGACCTGAAGACGTACAAGCTGATTGACCGCGTCAATCTGTACTTCAAGCTGGGTTCGGCTGCGATCATCGACTTCTCTCCCAAGGAGATGGAGCTGGTTCGCATGGTTGACAACAGCGAATCCTTCGAGGACGTTGTCGCCGCAGCCAAGGCGCTCTATCAATATGCCAAGGATAATAAGGAAGATCAGCCTGATCAGGACGACGATCAGAACGAAGACTATGACATGTATCCGGATGACGACGGAGACTATTACATGAAGAGCCAGTCTTCCGACGAAGATGAGTCTGATGACGAGACTGGTTCTCCTTCCGATCAGGACGACGAGGATGACGAGTCCATGTCCAAGTCCGAGGCTGAAGATGGTGAGGATGGGTCCGATGACGAGGACTCTGACTCTGAGAATACCTCTGACTCGGAGGATGAACCGATTGATGATGTAGGCACTCCGGAAAACAATCCGACTTCCGAGACTCAGGAATCTTGGGAAAACCAGAAGGACAAGCTGCTCTCTGGTGCGGTTCGCGGTTACCTTTACTGCAACATTCCCGAGATTGATGGTCATAATTGGATTGTGCCTTACAAGCAGATCCATTATGGAAATGGTAAGACTGGCGAGGGGCGCATCGACGGCCTGTCTACGGTTGTTCAAGCGGAAGGCTGGAATGGTCTTCGTGGTCCGAACGAGGCCGAGCGTTTTGCCATGCTCAACAAGTTCAAGAGCGAAAATGCACCCATCATTTCCTTCATGGTGAAGGAGTTTGAAATGCGTAAGGCTGCTGAGCAGTATGCTCGTCAGTCTATCGCCAAGACTGGCGTGATCAACACCAACAAACTCCATACCTACAAGTACAATGACGATATCTTCCGTCGCATCACCAATGTGCCGACTGGCAAGAATCATGGTCTTGTTCTTATTCTGGATTGGTCTGGTTCCATGGGTCATCAGATTACAGGCACCATTGAGCAGCTTCTGAACATGGCACTTTTCTGCCGTCGTGTCCAGATTCCGTTTGAGGTGTTTGCATTCAGCGATGGTTATCACCCGCATCCTGAAGGGGCAAGTAATTTCAAGTATGATAACGGTGACATGATGATCACCTATGGACTCTCGCTTCTTCAGCTTCTGTCTTCTACCATGAAGCCGAAGGAACTCAATGATGCCATGGGCAATCTTCTCGCTCTTGGAGAAAACTTCAAGCCTGGTAATCGCAATAGTCGTCCCATGGGATACTTCCATCTCAATGGAACTCCTCTTGATGGTGCGTTGCTTTGCCTTCCGAGCATCGTGAATGCTTTCCGCAAGCGTAACAAGCTGCAGATCGTCAACACGATCATCCTTACCGATGGCGAGAATTCCTATAGCCCCGAGATCAATGACAAGGAATATGCCCGTTGGGGTAATAAGGTTCTTGTGGTTCGCGATAAGGTGACCAAGGCTGAATATACCTGCTCTATGCATGGTGGTGAAGAACTTACCAAGATTCTCCTCAAGAACCTTGAGGCTCGTACCAATGCAAACGTCATTGGTTACTATCTGGTCAGTGGATCTTCTCGCACCCTGAGGCAGGCTATTAGTCCGTATTTTCCTGACGATATTGAGAAGGCGTTCAATAAGTTCAATGAAAAGCGGTATGTGGAGATCACCAGTAGGGGTTACACCTACTACTATGTGATCAAGGGTAACAGTCTTCAGATTGAAACTGAGGAGCTGGACATTGGTCGTGCAACTTCTGCCAAGGCTATCGCCAAGGCATTTGGAAAGTACTCCAAGAACAAGTTGGACAATCGTGTCATGCTTTCCAGGTTCATTGAAAAGATTTCGGCTTGACATTCCCAACCTTGTATTGTATTCTTAGATCATAACCTGAGAGGAAATAAATGTCTCTGACCAACAAGCAGATTGCCTTCATCAAGCTGGCAAACGCAAATGGTTTTACCAGCACGATTTCCCGCAAGGAGGCAAAGGCTCTTTGCAAGGCCAACAACTTCAAGTGGCCGCGATGGATTGCGATTGACGACCAGTATCGTCATGCTCGCGGTGTCTACAAGCTTCCCAAGATTGATAGTGAGGTAAGTGTGCCTAAGGTTTCTCGGATTGCTACGCCTGAGCAGCAGGCTCCTGCACAGACCATGAATCTTCAGGTTCTTGGTACGAATGTGGCGGAGTCGCTGATTCCGATGCCCAATCGCAAGTATGTGCCTTTTGGCAACTTTGCCGATGTTGAGGCTATCATTTCTTCCAGTCTGTTCTATCCGATCTATGTCACGGGTCTGTCTGGCAACGGCAAGACCATGATGATTGAGCAGGTCTGTGCCAAGGCTCGGCGCGAGATGGTTCGTGTCAATATCACGGCTGAGACTGACGAAGACGATCTTATCGGTGGATTCCGTCTGATTGATGGTCAGACCGTGTGGCATAATGGTCCTGTGGTCATGGCCATGGAGCGTGGTGCCGTACTGCTTCTGGACGAGGTTGACCTTGGCTCAATCAAGCTGATGTGCCTTCAGCCCGTGCTTGAGGGTAAGCCGATCTTCATCAAGAAGATCAACAAGCTGGTCCAGCCCGCCAAGGGCTTCACGGTTGTTGCTACTGCAAACACCAAGGGTAAGGGTTCGGACGATGGTCGCTTCATTGGCACCAACGTGATGAACGAGGCTTTCCTTGAGCGTTTCTCCATCACCCTTGAGCAGGAGTATCCGCCTGCTGTGACCGAGAAGAAGATCCTGCTCAATATTCTGGATCGCTCTGCGGACAATGACAAGGAGTTTGCCGAGCTGCTTATCAAGTGGGCAGAGGCAATTCGCCGCACCTATTATGATGGTGGTGTGACCGAGATCATTTCCACTCGTCGTCTGGTGCATATCTGCGAGGCGTATAACATCTTCTCCAAGGATCGCAAGAAGGCAATTCAGCTGTGCCTCAATCGGTTTGATACGGACACCAAGAATTCGTTCATGGATCTGTATACCAAGATTGATGCTGAGGTCAATCCTCCTGTGGTGGCTGAGCCTGGGGCTGATAGCTCGGCTGTTCAGGCCGAGATGTCGCTTGAGGACAAGATCAAGGCGGCTGACGAAATTCCCTTCTGAAATACTTGACAAACCATTTCAACATTGATATAATGTTGAATAATGGAGCGACGTTCTTGGTTGCTCGTCGCTCCGTTTCTCTCTAGTGCAACCTTTTGTTATGGAGTAAAATATATGGCTAAGATCTCTGCTAAGACTCGTATGCTTCAGGCTCTCAAGGGCAATGGCTCATACAACACCTTCTCGGTTGCTCAGGGTCGCAATCGTTTTGGTGTGACGAATGTTTCAGCTCGTATCGCTGAGCTCCGTGCGGATGGTCATCCGATCTACACGAACATTCGTCGTCGTGGCGATGGCAGCAAGGTTAGCGTCTATCGTCTTGGCACTCCGACCAAGGCTATGAAGGCTGCGGCTCGCAAGACGAAGACTCGTCGTTCTGCCTGATTCAATAGTTCATATTGAGTCCATGAAGGGGAAGAGAAATCTTCCCCTTCTTCATTTGCTAACTAAATAGGAGTATGGTTTAGTAATTACTTTTTTGATTGGAGTACACTATGGAAATTTCTATCTCAGTTGAAGAACTACGCAAAAGAAAGTTGTTTATTGCCACGCCAATGTATGGTGGTATGGCAAATGGACTCTACATGAAGTCCTGCTTGGATCTACAAGCAATTCTTCAGCAATATGGCGTCGAAGCCAAATTCTCATTTCTATTCAATGAATCCCTTATTACTCGCGCAAGAAATTATCTAACTGATGAATTTCTCCGCAACGAAGGATTCACGCATCTTCTATTTCTTGATTCAGACATTCACTTCAATCCACAAGATGTTGTCACGCTCCTTGCACTTGACAAGGACATTATCGGCGGACCATATCCTAAGAAGTCCATCAATTGGGGTAATGTTGCTCAGGCTGTGAAAAACAAGCCAGACATTGCAGCAGGAGAACTTGATGGATTGATTGGCGAATTCGTATTCAATCCCGTTGCTGGTACAAAGCAGTTCTCAATTACTGAACCACTTGAAGTCATGGAAATCGGAACAGGTTTCATGATGATCAAGCGAGAGGTCTTCAAGAAGTTTGAAGACGCATATCCAGAGTATCGTTACAAGCCAGATCATCTTGGTCAAAAGCATTTTGATGGCTCACGATACATTCATGCATATTTTGATACGATCATTGATCGTGGACCAAATGCACCTGGTTCATCCGAGAGATATCTTTCGGAAGATTATTTCTTCTGTCAGATGTGTCGTAAGTTGGGCATCAAGGTCTGGTTGTGCCCATGGATGAAGACGCAGCACGTTGGTACATATGCGTTCACAGGTGATCTGCCGAAGATTGCACAGTATACGGGACGTATATGATCATTGGATTTGTCGGCACTATCGGTAGCGGTAAAGGAACTGCTGGCGATATATTGGCGCAGCGAGGCTTCTTTACGGAGAGCTTCGCTGCTCCTCTAAAGGACATAACCGCAAGTCTTTTTGGTTGGCCAAGGCATCTTGTCGAGGGTGATACAACCGAGTCGCGCGAATTTCGTGAGACAAAAGACGAGTGGTGGTCCAGTAGATTCGGCAAAGATATCACACCACGCTTGATATTGCAGCTCATTGGTACTGAGTGTATGCGTGAATGCATACACTCAGATTTCTGGGTTGCATGTCTTGAAAGACGAATCAAGCTAAATCACGATTATGTGATTACTGATGTTCGTTTTCCAAACGAGATTGATTCCATTCACAAGATGGGTGGAAAGATTGTAGAGATCCAACGCGGAAAACCTGCGGATTGGTATATTCATGCCTGCATGTACAATAATGGAGATTCTGGAGTAAAGCCAGATGCACATTATTCAGAGTGGGCGTGGATGGGATACAAGACCGATTATACAATCAACAATGATGGATCTCTGGAAGATCTTGAAAATGACATTGAATTGATGCTTGAGTGCTTGACACCACCAAGATAAAGTGATACTATTATCTTCATACAACTATGGAGTTTTGTTATGAAATTCTCACAAGAGACGATGAATGTCTTGAAGAACTTTTCCCAGATCAATCAGGGAATCTTCTTCAAGAAAGGTGATGTAGTTTCAACTATCTCACCCCAGAAAAACATTTTGGCCGAAGCCACAATCAAGGAAAGTTTTCCGAGAGACTTCGGCATCTATGATCTTCCTAATTTCTTGAGCGTCCTTTCTCTTAGCAAGGAAGATCCTGAGGTTGTTTTTGAAGACAAGCAGCTTACTCTTGTTGCTAACAACGGTCGTGCAAAGATTACCTATCGTTATACTGATGCATCAATGATCGTTTGTCCGCCAGACAAGAAGCTGACTGTACCATCTGCAACGGTATCGTTTGATCTTACCGAAGTTGATCTCGCTTGGGTATCTCGTTGTGCTGCAGTACTTCAGCAGCCAAACGTATCCATCGAGAGCGATGGTGAAAAGGTATATGTGTCAACGTTTGATTCAACAAATGATTCCACACATACACAGAAACTTACGATTGCCGATGGTAATGGTGAGACGTATAAGTTTGTTCTTCGCACCGAAAACCTGAAGCTGCTTCCGGCAGATTACAAGGTTGAGGCTACCAAGGGTATTATCACATTCACCGCGAAGAATTCGGCAATCAAATATTGGATTGCAACTGAAAAGACAAAGGAGTGATCAATGTCTACAATCGGAAACAATAGTGGTGTTCCTTCTCTGGCTCCAGAGGAGATCAGGAAGATTGTTGATGCAGTCGATGTCATCAATGATAGCATGACGCGAGTTGCAGCTGAGCGTGATCTTGTAAAAGAGACAGTCAATAGAATTCATGAGGAAACAGGTTTTCCTAAGAAGCTATTGCGTCGTATTGCAAAGACGCATTATCAGAGATCCTTTGAAATGGATCTACAGGAAAATCGTGACTTTGAAAGCACATACGAGACGATCACCAACAAGAAGTAAGTTCTATGGCTAAACAGAGATACGCCACATGCACATGTGAAGGTTGTTATATCAGATTGCCTAAGAACGAGGCGTACTATGATGATGTGACAGTTGAAATAGGTGGATGGGAAGGATCTTCTGAAGGATCTTATTCAGGAAGCGGAAGTAGATCATCCAAGAATAATTATGGCTGGTCTAGTTATGGCTCCACTCGTAGTTCAAGTTCAAGTAGAACACACTATAGACATCGTAGATTATGGTACTGTTTTGACTGTTACAATAATCTGCTAGAAGCAAGAGTAAAGGCTGAAGAGGAAAGAGAAGAGCGCGAAAGACAAGAAGCTGAACGTAGAAGAATCGCAAAAGAAAAGAGAAGACCTTTTGTCTTGTTTTTTTGGGTTTTTATTGTTCCTTCAATTTTAGCTATGTGTATGCACACAGGTATGAAATGAAACGGGAGATTTGGAATGACTAACAACGATCACTTCTTGTGGACTGAGAAGTATCGCCCACAGAAAGTCGCAGATTGTATTCTGCCAGAAAGCATCAAGAGTGCATTTCAAGAATATGTAAATCAGAAGAACATTCCAAATCTTCTTTTGACAGGTGGTCCTGGCGTTGGTAAGACAACTATCGCCAAGGCCATGTGCAATGAAGTTGGTTGTGACTTCATGGTCATCAATGGTTCAGATGAACGAGGGATTGATGTTCTTCGCTCAAAGATCAAGACATATGCATCTTCCATGAGTTTTTCTGGTGGTAGAAAAGTCATCATCATTGATGAAGCAGATTATCTAACGGCAGATACACAAGCGGCAATGCGAGCCGCAATTGAAGAGTTTTCATCCAATTGTTCTTTCATCTTTACCTGCAATTACAAGGCTCGCTTGATTGAAGCCATTCATTCACGTTGTTCCGTGATTGAGTTCAAGATCAAGAATGGCAACAAGGTAAAGATGGCTGCTGGCTTTCTGAAGAGAATCCAGCACATCCTTGATCAGGAAAAGGTCAAGTATGACAATGGTGCTCTTGTTCAGATCATCCAAAAGCACTTTCCAGATTATCGTCGTGTATTGAATGAGTTGCAGAGATATGCAGTTCGTGGCGAGATTGACTCTGGTATGCTTGTTGGTGATGTCAATCTCAAGGAACTTGTTGGTTTCTTGAAAGAGAAAGACTTCACGGCTATGCGTAAGTGGGTCGCGACTAACTCTGATGCTGATCAAAACAAGATCTTTCGTCAGATCTATGATGCGATGTATGATATCATGCAGCCACAGTCTATTCCGCAGACTGTGATTGTGCTGGCAGATTACCAGTACAAGTCGGCTTTTGTCGCAGATCAAGAAATCAATATGGTTGCGTGTTTGACAACCATCATGATGGAGTGTTCGTTCAAGTGAGGAACAATGGATCTATTTAAAGATATCGTATCTTCAATCCAGAAAACAAAGAAGGATTTATCTGATGATCCAGTCTTTCAAAAGACATATGATGCGTTTGTGGTCAATCGTGCGCTATCATATCATGTGGATTCTATACTCCATGCCAATGAAATGAATCTTAGACACGGTCTAGACGAAAAGTTACAATTCCACTATTATCTAAATAGTATAAGATCTATGAAACGCAAGTTTCAGCCATGGGTCAAGAAAGAGAAGAATGAAGTTCTGGGTGCCATCAAACAGTATTACCAGTGTTCTACCGCAAAGGCTTTAGAAGCAATGCGTATCCTCTCTCCTGATCAGGTTGATCATATAATAACTATAACAAAAAAAGGTGGAGTGGGTAATGTGGAGCGTAGAAGACATGGTGGAGGTGACGCTAAAAGAGCGTGATGACTTCCTGAAGGTCAAGGAAACATTGACCAGAATAGGCGTAGCTTCAAAGAAGGATCAGACACTCTATCAGTCTTGTCACATTCTTCACAAACAGGGCAAATACTATATCGCACATTTCAAGGAGTTATTTGCACTTGATGGCAAGCCGACAAATTTCTCAGAAGGCGATATTGCAAGAAGAAACTCAATTGCAAATCTATTGGCAGAATGGGGACTTGTTGGGCTAGTAAAGCCAGAGAAAACAGCGGATCCAGTATCACCACTAAATCAAATCAAGATACTAGCCTTCAAAGACAAAAACGATTGGCAACTTGTAGCAAAATATAATATTGGTAAGAAAAAAATTGAAACTGAATAATTGATGGAGTTTATATCATGGCAACAAAATTGAAGTACTACAAGCTACATCCACAAGCACAAGCACCAGTCTATTCAACGACTGACGCGGCTTGCTTTGATATCTTTCTATGCACATTTGGTAATATGGCATTTGATGGATATGATGATACGGGAAGAAAATTCACTCGTCTATTGACGAGTGATGGCGGTATAACCATATGTTCAAAAGATCGTGTTCTTGCTCCAACTGGATTGATCTTCGACATTCCTAAAGAGTATTCAATACGCATTCATCCTCGCTCAGGTCTTTCGCTCAAAGAAGGTTTGACGCTAGCAAATGCTGAAGGTGTGATTGATTCCGATTATATGGAAGAAACTTTCGTCATGTTGACAAACACTACAACTAGAAATATAGTTGTACCTAATCTATCTAGAATTTGTCAAGCTGAACTTGTACGCAATAATAGAGCTACATTTGAAGAAGTAAAAGCAAGACCAACACGCGATAATACAAATCGCAAAGGTGGATTTGGTTCTACAGGCACAAAGGTACTTGACAATCCTACTGCGAATACTATATAATACACAGACTAGCGCCAAATGGGCTAGTCGTTTTCAACTTGCTTAAAAGGAGTTAAACATGACATTCGCATACGGTCGCAATCTGCTTCCTTCAACTGTTGGTTTTGATAGGCTTCTATCTACTCTGGATGAAGCACTAAATATTCCCGAGAAGGTACTCACCTCTTATCCTCCATACAACATCGCTAAGATTAGCGAAGACAAGTATGTAATTGAACTGGCAGTTGCTGGATTCAAGAGAGAAGAGATTGATATCACTCTTGAGGATAGCAAACTGACAATTCAGGGAAACGCAAAGAAAGATGAGGACGGAAGTAAAACTTATTACCATCGTGGCATTGCTCTTCGTAATTTTACCCGTGTATTTACTCTTGCTGATACGGTAGTAGTAAATAGTGCTGATCTTGTTGATGGAATGCTTGTAGTTGAACTACAGAATATCATTCCAGAAAGCAAGAAGCCAAGAAAGATTTCCTTGGGTAGCACACAAAAAGTTCTCGCTTCAGAATAATTTTTGAATAAATAATCACACTTATTTCAACAACTAACCAGTCACCGTGGGCAATATCGTTCACGGTGACTTTCTATCTAGAAAGGATACTTTGATGGAACAATACTGGGGTTATCACGCCATGCTTGATTGTCGCGCCTGCGATATTGAGTCAATCAAGAGTTATGATAATGTCTATAATTTTGCCAAAAGTCTTGTGAATGCCATTGATATGAAAGCCTTTGGAGAACCCCAGATTGTTCATTTTGGTGAGGGAAACAAAGCAGGATTTACTCTTGTTCAGCTCATTGAAACAAGCAATATCTGTGCTCATTTCTGCAATGACACGGGCGATGCCTACATTGACGTATTCTCTTGCAAGCCATATGATCGTGATGTTGTTCGCGACGAGATCATCAAGTTCTTCAAGCCTCGTCAGATTACAGTAAACTATATTGAAAGACAGGCATGAGAAATGAGCGGCGTATCATACATGGGTCGGCATGTTATTGCTGATCTACATGATGTATCGGCTGAAGTTCTTGGCTCCATTGATTTTTGGAAAGAAATCCTAATTGATGGAGCCAAGAAATCAGGTGCAACAGTTCTAAGCAATCACTTTCATCACTTTGGTGAAGGTTATGGTATTACTGGAGTGATCGTCTTGGCCGAGAGTCACATTTCAATTCATACATGGCCCGAGAAGAATTACGCAGCTATTGATGTTTTCATGTGTGGTACTTGCGACCCTGAAGTTGCAGTAGATCATATTACGAGCAAGATAAATACACTTGTCAAGAAAGACTTGATTTATCGTAAGTAATTTGATATACTGCATTTGAGTTTTGGAGATTTTATCATGAGATATATTGGATACTCAGTCTCTCGTTGTGTGCGCGATATTGTAAAGAAACGCATCAACATCTATGCTGTAGAAGTTATCATTGGTCGCACATCAATAGAAAATGAGCAGCATGTAGCAGAAGTTGCTCGCGCATATCACAATCTACCAAAGGGCGATTATCGTTCTTGGCATGATTTGGATTTTGATGCATGTCATGCAGTTCTTTTGGAACTATATCGCGATGGTAAGTTGCATCAGCCAAGATTGTTTGGCAAGTATCCTATTCGTATGGACAATCATTGGGGTGTAGTTGCTCCATTTCCCATGAGCGCATTCTGATGAAAGCCGTTGTTATCATTCCAACAACAGGCGACAAGAAAGTCCTAGAAGCAATCAAGAGTGTTGAAAATCAAACTTATGCCGATACGAGTTATCTCATCGTTGTTGATGGTAACAAGTTCAAGCATAAGTTTGATGATCTATTTGTAAATGCCGATCCATATATGCCACCAAAAGATGTTGTGTATCTAAAGCACAATACTGGTGCTGACGGATTCTACGGTCATCGCATATATGCAGGATTCTCGCATCTGGTAAATGAAGACATTGTTCTCTTTCTTGATCAGGACAATTGGTTTGAACCAGATCATGTTGAGAAACTAATAAACACGATACAATCAGAAAATCTTGCATGGGCACATAGTCTTCGCAACATCTATGACAAGGACAATAATTTTCTTTGTCGTGATGATTGCGAGAACCTAGGTAGATGGCCTGTATGGAATGGTCTTGATAATTTTCATGTAGATACATCTGCATATGCATTTCGTCGTCAGTTCATTACTCAAGTCGCATCTCTTTGGCACTCTGGTTATGCTGGTGATCGTCGTTTCTTCAACATGATCAAGACAATACCAAATGCGCCATATGGCACAAGTGGTGCATATACATTGAATTATAGACTTGATGGTAATCCAAATTCAGCGTCACCCGAATTCTTTCTTCATGGCAATAGAGTCATGGAGCAAAAATATTATGGCAAATATCCTTGGAGAAAAGCATGAGCAACATAAAAATTGAATATATGCAACAGTATGGTTCTGGTAAAATATTTGTAGAGACCGGAACATATCTTGGAGATACTGTTCAACTCGCATTGAATGCGGGTTTTGAATATGTTCATACTATTGAAGTAGATCAAGGTATGTATGATAAATGTTTTGCTCGTTTCAAGGATAATCCTAAAGTCAAGTTATGGCTTGGAGATTCGGTCGATATTATTCCGCAGATTGCTGATGAGTTGACGGAGCCAGCAACATTTTGGCTTGATGCTCATGCAAGTGGTCCACTTCAAGGCGGTCGCTATGCACCATGCCCCCTTGTTCTAGAATTAGAAGCCATCTACGGTAAAAAGAAGTTACGTTTTACTGAACGTGGATCAGAAATGTTTCGTGAAAAGTCTTCAATAGATACACACACGATCATGATTGATGATCGGCGTCTATTAGGTTCTGCTGAATGGGGTTATGTGCAAGAGAAGCAGATCATGGATCTTCTATTTGCAATCAATCCAAACTATAAGATCCATTATCTTGATGGGCATCAAGCCAACGATATCATTTGCGCTACGGTGAAGTGACATGAAGGATCTTATTCTTGGATGCATCACAAATTATACTTTTGACAAGATTGCAAACTGGGTAAATTCAATTGAGCGTTCAGGTTTTACCGGGCACAAAGTTGTCATTGCATATAACGTTGGATTTGACATTGTAGATGAACTAACGAAAAGAGACTTTACGGTAGTCACTTTCAATCGTGATGAAGAAAATAAACGATTTACATATCGTGAAAATTTCAACATTGTTGTTGATCGTTTCTATCACTCTTGGCGTGTATTGAATGATATTCAAGATCAAGTGAGATATGTTATAGCAACTGATGTTAGAGATGTTATTTTTCAAACAAATCCGACAGAATGGCTAGATAGTCTTTCGCCTTCAGAATTGAATACAATAATTGCTTCAACTGAAGGAATTAGATATAGGAATGAAGTCTGGGGAAACAATAACATGAGATTGAGTTTTCCTTTCGTTCATGAGTACATGATGAATAGGGGCATTTATAATGCTGGTGTCATGGCAGGAAAAGTGTCTACAATCAAGGATTTGTTCTTGAATATTTACATGATCTGTGCTAATATGCCTCATACTATTTCTGGTGGAGGTGGTCCAGATCAAGCAGCATATAACGTATTATTGACGATGAACCAATATGAAAACATTACACGATTTACTACTGCAAAAGACGCATGGGCAGCACAACTTGGAACAGTTGCTGATCCAAGCAAGATAAATCAATATAGACCATACTTGACAGACTTTGAGCCAATCATGGAAAAGGGTGAAGTCTTTAATAATGATGGTCGTAAGTATTGCATTGTTCATCAATATGATAGAGTGCCAAATCTTCTTCCACTAATTAATTCAAAATATGGAACGTGACATGTCAGATGTAATTAAAATCAATACTGCAACAAATGCTTTTCATAAAGTTGAAAGACCACTAACGATTGCTGAATACAAAGAGCAAGGAAAGTGGCCATTTGATTTTATTTCTGCAAAAGGTCTTGTTAGTGTAATCAATGATCTTTCTTCTCGTCTTGGTAGAAATGTTGTTGGTTTGGAAATTGGCATTTGCAAAG